CGAGTTGACGGCAATGTATTTGTACGTGCCACCACCTGACCGGCGATGCGTTCCAGGGCTTTGATACGCAAGAACAGGGAAGATCATTATTTCTTGGCCTTCTTGGCAGTTTTGGCAGCAGCTACAAAATCAGCCTTGCTGGGTGCGCCCTTTGATCCAGGCTTGCGCATCTTTTCTTTGCTTCCTTCAGCGATTCGCTCACGTTTGGCTGCGATGTTGGCATAAAGACCAGCTTTCATTTCTTGGCCTTTGCAGGGGCTTTGCCGGGCTTTCCAGCCATTTCAGCAGCTTTCCGAGCCGTGGATAGCGCCACAGCAATTGCTTGCTTCTGGGGCATTCCTGCTTTGATCTCTTTGGCAATGTTCTTGCCAATGGATTTCTTTGAATAACCTTTGGTCAATGGCATAAACACTCCTAGTAGAAAGGGGGGCCATAGCCCCCCGATCCTATTGCCGATTAAGGCTGGTTGAACAACAAGATACCAGACATTTCAGGCTGCTTGTTGACCACACCAAACAGCGTGTCCAGACGATACTTGATCGTCATGCTGTCAATGTCATAGAACTTCTGCATGACCAATTCGACGCCCTGGTCGGTGCTGGCGCGCATCACTGCGGTACCGGCATCAGATGGGACAGCGTAGCGGCCGGGCAGGATTTCCAGAGCATCTTTCTGCCAGAACACGTTGATCGCAGATGCGGCAGTGTTGAGCCAGTTGATGTTCGCAGTTGCCGACTCGGTGACAACTTCCACATTCTTGTGTTGCAATTCCGCATCGGTCGGAGCATTTGTAGCGCCAATGATGGGAGGGCTGATCACAAGAGTTGTACCGCCACCAGGCACGCTGATCACACGGAATGTCTTCAGTTCACCAGTGGATTCTTTGGTGATGTGATGCACGGCTTCGACACCATCAATGGTGAAGCAATCGCCAGCAACCACACCAACGGAGTTGGACACGGTAACGGTCTGGTAACGGTTGTCGACGTTGATTTGACCGCCCACGGATGTGGAAGTGGCTTGAGGAACGTAGTCAGCCTGTGCGCCGTTGGTTGCAATGGTGGTCACGCCGCCAGCTGCTGCCGCGATGCGGTTTGCGTAGTCAAACTTGTAGGTGTTGAAGCCTGCAACCATGCCCACATACGAACGCTCGTAAGCCTTGTCAGACTTGGGGTTACCAAACGAACGCGATGCTTGCGACAGATTGCCGGCTAAACCGTTGTAATCGCGGCTGGACAGACCCAGGAAGCGATCATAGTCAGGCACGCCCTGCTCATTCATGATCGTGTCGCACAGGCTCACATCGTCGTAGTCACCAGAGGCGGTAGCGATCGGCACAACCAGCGTACCTTGTGCGGCAGCAGTATTCATGATGGCCACATTGATGTCGCTTGCCAGCTTTTGCTTGGCAGACTGACCCAAACGGCCTTCTTGCAGTGCATCACGCAGATCGAGAGTGGTCATCTGCCACGGCACGGTCTGAGAGAAACCCAGGGTGCTGGGAACCGACAGCTGCGTCATGTTCTGATAGCTGCCGGCGATGGTCGTGCCAGGGGTTGTTGGGATAGACTGGGCGATGTAGGGCATCGGACGCCAGATCGTGTTGTTCGCACGTTCCATCATGGTCGAATCGGTGTTGTAGACCGAAACGTGACGGGAGAGAACCAGAAGGTCTTGGAAACCTTCAAGAATGTCTTCGAAGGCTACGCGCTCTTCCTTGCTGAATGAATTTGCCATTTGTAAAGCTCCATTGGTTGAATAAAAAACACGGCATTACTGCCACTTTCCTTACTCACCAATGGGCTGGCGGGGGCCATTCAACTGCTATTTTTATGGGTTAGCGATACCCGTTTTGCGCATTATGCCTTTTTTTGGCGTTTGTATTGTATAACTTTGGTCATGTTACCAGTCCTAGCGGCTTCTTCGCGCAGACGTTCAAGCGTTGAATCAACTGCGCCAGATACTCGTCCAGTGCCTGTAACCACGCGCTCAGGCGGTGGTGCTGACTTGCGATTGGTAACTTTCAACTCTTTCTCCAGTTTGGCCACGGCAAAAGCAAACTTCACCGGGTCTTTGATTTCAGCCAGTTCTTTGGCCTTTTTCGGGCTTTTGCCAAGCGCATACACCACCAGGGCAGGGTTATCAGCACCTTGCAGCATCACGCCTTGTTGGGTCACGTTAAACAGTTCCTGCGCTACCGCCTCGGCATCTTCAAAGTCTTTCACGCGCAATTCAGCACGCGCTTTGGCGTAGTTGTCTAGCTTTGATTGCCAGGCGCGGTTTTGGTTTGTCAGTTCAGCGTCATGGCGTGCTTGGTGTTCCTCTACGTGGCGTTTGCGGTCATACCAGCTTTCCAGCGACTGTTCAAACTTCTCAGCGTCGTAGTCGTGATCTTCAAGTGTTGGTTTTTTTCCAAGCGTAACCGCTTGCTGTACTGGCGCTGACTGTTGCAAACGGCCTTGCAGTTCTTGGTTCTGCCGCTTCAGTTCTCGATTGGTTTTGCGCAGTTCACGCACCCATTCAGGCGCATGGGCTGGTTCTTCTTGCTGCTGCGGTTCTTCTTCGCCAATGCTAACGACAACCTCGTCGGGTTCCTCTGCTTCAACAGCTTCTACTGGCGCGTCTACTTCTTGCTCGTCTTCAATCACAACTTCGTTTTCCATTGTCTTCCTTCAAACTCACCCAAAGTCGGCTGGGTGGATGCCGTTATCTTGTCGCCATGAAGTTGGTTAGGCCTTGCTCAAATTCTTGCATGGCTTGCTGGACGGGTTGATTATTGCGCTCCAGTATTGTCAGCATATTTTCATTGCCTGGGAATACAACAAAGTTTGATGTGCCTGCACCAGTACCACGACTGCCGCCGTCTAGGTAGCGAATGCCGGGGATGCCTGCTTGTCGCAGGTAATCGCTTGCCAAGTTCTGCCCCTTACTTCCAACTGCGCTATTTGGATTTAATCCTACTAACTGCGCTTGAAGAAATTTGTACAAACCGCCTCCTGTTATGTCTGACGATTCTGGATTGGTGAAAGCGTCAATAGCTTTGTCTCTGTATGCAGCCTGAGTCCAATCAGAGAAACTATCTTCAGGAATTGCCTTCAGCCTATCAACCATTGCAGTCTGAACCTCTGGCGATTGCTGACTTAACGGCTTGTCCCAATCCAGCATCTTGGCAATCTGGTTGTCGGGTAGGTCTACTTTGTACAGATAACCATTTGCGTCTAGTTCATTAATTCGGTTCTGGTATGCACGAATCATGGATTGGGCCGATGGATCAGATGACGCTTTTAGCTGGTCTATTTGGTTTTGCAGTCGCCCAATCGATAACTGTATTGATTGATCTGGATTTTTGACGGGAGTCCCATCTGGAGCGGTCAGTTTTCTTCTGTAAGTTGTTGCCAAATCTCGCGCTTCTGCCGTATAAAGGCCATCCCCATAGGCCTGCGCACCTTCCCCTGTGCCAATCTTGCTGGCGTCAAACCTATCAAACTTGTAAGGCGTGCCGTGGTAAACATCTAACGGGCTTATCGTACCTCTGCTCATGCCTTGCAGAAGTTCAGAACCAAAGCCGCCACGCTCCATGATCTGCGGTACAGCTCGCTCGGCAAATCGCTCACCGGCACGGCCAGCGGCCATTGCGCCTGCTCCGGCTGGTTTTGCACCAGGAAACATTTGTAACGCTGTGCCTATCGGGTAGGTCATTGCTTGCGCTTCTCTTACCCTGGCGGTGTTGGGATCCAGCACGCTGCCGCCCATCTCGTCTGGTGCCAATCCAGCCAATCCAGCCAATCCACCAAAGACAGCGGGGTACTGTTGGCGTAGATATGGGTCTGCCGGCCGTTGCAACTGCTGTGCGCCCAATACGCTGCGACTGAATGCGCTTGTTGGGTTAATGGCTGTTTGTGCCAATGCCTCCCGCGCCATTTGTCTGATGTATGGGTCTGCCATGATTGCGCCTTAGTGAATGTTGATTCCAAGCACTGCGAGTATCTGCCGCGCTTCAAACTCTTGCATTGCTATCAGTGTGTTTATCGTGTCTTCCTCGTCTATCAAGAAAGCACTTAGTGCAGCTGATGTGTCTTGCAGTTCTTTGCTCTGCTCTGCCTTGTTTTTGTAACCTACTTGCAGCTTCGCCAATTCTTTTTGTAGGCTGGCCAACTCTTCCAGATCGCCATCGTAGGTCACCAGCTTGCGTGCTAGGCGCTGCGATTGCGTATGCTTTGCCAGGGCCTGTCTGATCTGCTCTAGTTCTGCAATGCTTGAGGTCTTGCTATCTAGCTCTTGGCGTAAGCTGGCCTCGTAGATTTGACGCTCACGCCCCCAACCTTTCCTGCTGCGCTTGGCAGATGAACCCCCACCGCCTGCGTCTGGTACTACAGTAATATGCTCGGCTGTACCCTCAACAACGGAACCATGGCCAACTAATACACCAGAGGTATTAAATGCCCTGAATCTATTGGACGCGCCAACGACAACTGCACCGGCACCAACAAGTGAACCGGATGCATCATGCGTTACTGCTGACGCAAGCAGCAGTGACATTCAGCTTACTCCCAGTAAGAGTCAAACATCCCGACAAAGGTGATAGCACCTGTCGTAGTTACCGTACCGATGTTTCTGGCAATAATCTGTACAAACTCGCCTGGCCTAACAACAACTGGTGCGGTTAAAGTAAGTATGCCCGTTCCAGCACCTTCAGTGCCTACTGCTGCTGTAGCCGGAAAGGCTTCAATACCAATCGGCAATATTCGTGGTGCATGGGTAGTTCCTGTCGCAAACGACCCGGATTCAGTTGTAGCCAAAGAGACGTTGGTATGACCAAAAGCAAGCGCGTATGCATAGATAACCGGGCCACCCGCCAAAATAACGGAGACTACACTTTGAACCTTTACGCCGCTAATAACCAAATTACGACCCGGAATATTCACCGTTGATGCCGGATTTTGATAGCTAAATATGATGCCGTCGTTGTTTGCTGTAAGAGTTGGCAAAACCGCAGCAATGCCACCAAGCCCAACAAATGCTGCTGTTGTGTTGGTTACAGCAACCGCTGTAGGTGCGGTATTGTTTGCCCAGATTGCTGTTTTGCCTTGTGCCTGACCATCTTGCCCAATGTATCCCGACTGACCAGCCAAGGCCATCTGATGCGCCCACGGCTTTGACGTTTGCATATCTTGCAACGATACAGAAACACCCGAAACGCGCATGGTGTTAGTGTTTGACACGTTACCCGTGTTGTACTTCATCATGAAGAACGGCAACGAAGTCGTTTGGAACGGCTGGCCGTTGGCTCCAGGGATCAGTAGCGATCCTACAAGTTCTTGCTCATACCAGAACTGAACCTCGTCTTCTCCACAAATAATGATCCAGTGCGCCAACTCACCAACAGTAAGGGATGCAAGAGGCAGCATAACGCCGGTCTGCACGGTAGAGCCGTTGTAGTTCGCAACACCCACTGCGCCGGCGCTAGTAACCTGAACCCATACACCATCTGTCGGTGGCGTAGTCGCAGCGGTTGGGAGTCCAAATCCTGCCAACCAAACTTCATTGGTTACAAGTGCTGCCGTAAACTGACCCATATCAAACTCGGCAGCAAGTGGGGCTGACTTCACCAAGCCGAAGTATTGGAACGTTCGCATGAACGCACCGTGGGCATTGGTCGTACCTTGCACGTTACTAAAGTTCACTGTACCCGCACCGGGTTGGGCCGCTGTCAACGTGTTAAACGTGTACGCCCACTGTGAAGTGTTTTGGGTTAGCGCCGAGAAAGTGTCGTGGAAGAGGAGCGTGTCCATGCCAACACGAAGGCGGAAGTCGGACGACGTTTCTGGAGACGCCAGTAAAGGAGTCCCCAAGTAGTTGCCAGCATCGTTTTCAGAGAACATCCTGATGCCGCCAACACCAGCCGGTGCCGACGCTGCATCACCAGTGAACACGGGCACGCCGTTGGTGATAGTGGCAATGTTTGTGCCGTCTTTGCCAATAAGTGAAACGCTCATGTTGATTCCTTAGTTAAATACCCAGCCGACGTTGTAGACGCCATGACCAAAACCCGTTGATACTTTTGCGTAGATCGTGAAACCAACCCCGGCAACAGGGGGGCCAGCAACTACGCTCAACCCTTCAACCCAGTGGTTATCTACCGTGTTGGATGCAGTGTTGGCCGGGAAAATCCATGCTTCAACCAACTGCGCACCCGTTATTGATGGTGCAGACACGGAGACAGATGTATCAGTGGCCTTGCCACCGAAATCTATTGTTGTGGTTCCTTGGGCAGCCATTACGCGCTCAATGCTGTGTAGGTTAGGCTAGAACAGGCAACCGTATCACCAGGCGCTATTGTTAAGCCGTTGGTCATGTTTATATCTGAGCCGCTGGCAGCTACCGCGCAATGAATAACCACAGTGCCTCCTGATGTTTGCAGAGTAGCAAAAGCTACCGGAGAGGCGTTTCCTGCTGCGCTGGTGTCGCTTGTGATGGCATTAGCGGTAGCAGTGCCGGTGCTGGAAGCGCCAAAGGCTGTTGCACTCAATGGCAGTGTGGCTACGGCCGTTCCAGGTGCTGTCACCGTAGATGGACTGATGCGAAAGACCAACTGTCCGCTGACGCCAATCAGTGCGGTCACGGCATCAGTCGCCGCATTACGCGCCGCTGTCGAGTGAGTGACTGCCATCTTGTAGCTCCTTCAGTTTGTCTTCGTCAAGAAACCCGACAAGATCATAAGTCTCTATTTTGCCAGTTTCTGCGCGTGTTACCTGTACGGTGAACCGTACTTCTCCCGGTTGACCAGCAAGTGAAATCATTCAATCCCCACAATTCGGCCTTTTTCGCGCACAACTCGCTTAGGTTTGTTGATTGACTGAATGGCTTTCTCAACATTCTGCGTGGCTTTTTCAGCATTCAGCGTGTTGCTGGTAGCCAGCTGCTCCATTGCGCCGCCGATTTTATCCACCGCCTCGGCAATGCCTGTCACCGCTTGCTGCATCATTTCGCTGGCCATCACCATGCTGTCATTGGTGGTTCGCTCTGCGCGTAGTTGCTCGATCTGCGTGTCTGTCGCCTCAACCCGGTTGCGCTTTAGCTGGTTTTCCAGGCGCATGGCCTCGATCTCCAGCATCGTTTTCTCGTCTGGCATCTGCATCTGTTGCTGCGCCGGCTGCTGCTGCGTTTGCTGTTCGCCGCCATCCATTTCGCTGATCTTCGCAAAGGTCTGCATGGTCTGCGCGTTTTTCAACTCAGCACTAGCAATGGTTTCCACCGTGTCTGCCCTGGCCTTGGCTGCTTTGGCGCTTGCTTCCTCTGCTGCGGCTTGCAGGTACATGGTCTGTGGATCTTGCGGCTGGCCTTGCATCTCGGCCATCATTTCCTCGGCTTCTTTGTCTGTCGGCTTGATAACGCCCATTCGCAGCAGCTTCTTGCGGTAGTAAGCGTTTGCGTCGCTGATGCCTTCGCCCTCCATGTTCATCATGGCCATTCCGCCAAGCACCTGAAGCGTCTCGGGATCTTGCGTGATCTGCATCATGCCGGTCAGTGCGCGAACGGTAGCGGCTTTCTTGCTGCTGGAGCTTGGCCCAACGTCCACATTCACATCAAAGGTTGCGCTGCTCAGATCGTTAGCCAGCACCATTGCGCCGGTCTCTTGGTCAATACTTGGCTGCATCAGTTCTACAGAATCCGTCTCACCAGTGGAGGTCAGCGTCTTCATTTTGCGCTTGCTCTCAGTGTAAACGTCCCTAGCCATTGATAGCCAGATCTCACCACACCGTTTCATTCCCTTGGCAAAGTTGGACAGGTAGATGAATGTCTGCATATCCACCCGTGCCTGTATCATCTCCACTGCTTTGCCACTGATACCGCTGACCATCTTGTCAGCACCTTGCGGATTGCCAAGAATCTCCTGCATATCGGTTTCAGTGATCTGCAATAGTGCGGCCATTGCCGGTGGTATTGCTGCTGACTTTGTGTACGCTACCGGCCCACTGATAGTCTGCTCACCATTCGGCCCCGTGATCGGGTTGACCAGCAGGTAAGGGTAATCTTTCAGATTGTCTTCTGCCCACATCATCTGATGGCCGGCAACCTGCTCTGGCGTGAGGATTGGCTTCTCAATGCTGGACAGTGCGCTGATCTCACCCAGCTTGGACAGCTGCATATTCTTGAGTCGCTGCGCATCTTTAGCCAGGCGAACATGGCCCATGCAACGCTCGATGTTGTCGACAAACCAGCGTTTTCCAAACACCGCAACAATCGGAATGCACTTGCCAGCAATGTATCCAGCGTCTTCCAGCACCCTGCCGCCCGACATAACGTACTTGCGCACCTTCTTGCGCTTCACCCGTTTCTGGCGTATCTCGCGGCTTCCAACTGCGGCCAGTGTTTCTTCAAGCGTCTCGTCCTGCTCAAAGTCTGCCGGGCTGTAGCGTTCCTCTGATCCATCAATCGCCTGGAAGATGCGGATTGTTTCGCTTTTTTCCTCGACTTTGTAATATTCGGCCACATAGACCACATCAGGCGTACACCAATCAAATTCATACTGGTGAATGATCTTAGGCCAGTCTGTTGGATCGTCGCCCCAGGTGTCTTTGTAGGCTTGGCGGGTCATGCTGGTGACCACAAAGCAATACTTGGCGTCGCTCTTGTCCTGACGCTTGGCACCTAGATCAAAGAACACTGAACTGTCAGCGTCAAAGATTGGTTCAATGCGGATCCGCTGCCGGTCGTCTTCGTCGTTCTCTTCGTCCTCGTAAACAGTGCGCAGCCGCCACGCCCCGTATCCACCGCCTACAGCCTCTTCAAAGGCGTTATCGTAGGCTTCGTTTGCCACAGAATCGTTCTCATCTGCCCGATACAAACCGTCGCATACCTCGGCCAGCTTGTCGTTTTCTACGCCATCTTTGCTGACAAAATCAACTGTAATGCGGTTGTTACGGTACTCATTGATGATTCGGATCACCGACAAATGGATCTTGTTGACCTCGAAACGTGGCTTGTTTTCGAACTGGTCTGCCAGTGGGCCTTCCCATTGACTGCCGGCCAACGAATAGAAGCGTCGATCTTGCAGGCATTGCAGGCGCTCGTCTCGCAGTGCGGTTTGAACCTCGTCAAACTGCGCTAAAGCCTCAGAATGCAGGTTTGCAAGTCGCTGATCTGTCGATAATCTGGCCATAATCAATCCTTTTCACCATTTGTGCATCGTCGGCACAGGCTTGAATGTTTGCGGTTTTACCACCGTTGCGCGTCTGATTCCTTCGCAAGCGTACCGCAAAGCATCAATAACGTGGTTTTTCTTGTCTTCCAGCACCGGCAGGATTTTACCCGTCAATGGGTCTTGCTTATAACTGTATAACGTCAGTTCGTCAATTGTGTGCGTGCATCGCGGGTGTACAACAATGTCGTAGTTCTTGAGAAACTCGATACCTTCTTCTACCGATTTTGGCCCTTTTACCGCTGTCATTATCTTTGGAAAGCCATTTTTGCGCATATGGCTAATAGTCTCAGGCCTGGCTGAATCTGCCACGATTGGCCATTTCTCAGAGTCTGGAACCTGCATAAACAGTTCTGGCGTGTTGACGATCTCGCACCCAACCATGTAGACCTCGTGGTCAATGTAAAGCGTGCGGCCAATGATGTGACAGCGCACCAGGGTTGTCGGGTCTACCGCAAAGCCCCAATCAGCGCCCAGCCGGTGGATTGAATCAGGTGGTGCCTCAAACTCGTCAATCTTCCAGTTCTTGAACACCCTGGCGCTGCTGTTGGTCAGGTAACTACCCTGCCATACGTGCTGATACTTGTCTGGATCGCGCCGTTTGTCGTACTCCATTTCGTCGCGTAATACCTGCGGAAACCAGGGGTTATCAGTGAAATTGACCTTTAGAACAGTCGCATTCTTGGGCGGTGTCGGGCCTCTCAGCAGAAAATCTACCGGGTCGCTGTTCTGGCGCGGGTTCCAGGTAAACCACAGTTCGCTATCTGGCTTGCGGATTGTCGGCCGCAGCAGGTCGAGGCTGGTCTGGCTCAGGCTTTGCGCTTCCTCAACCCAGGCGCAGTCATAGCCCTCTAGCGATTTAATGCTGTCAGCGGTGTGGTTCTGCATCCCTTGGAAGATGATTGCGCCGTCTCCCTTTCTGGATTTGATCACGGCATCCTGTACTTCAAAGTATGCGCCGGCGTTCATTGCCTCGATCTTTGTCTCCAGCAGCCGCTTGACAGACTGGTTCAGCGATTTCTGTATTTCTCGCACGCAGACGCTTCTCCGCTTCTGGTCAATGATGTGCGATTCAATCATTAACTCGGCAAACATATGTGACTTGCCGGAGCCTCGACCTCCCCATGCGCCTTTGTAGCGGCTGGCCTGCAACAGTGGCAACGCCCATTCAGGGGTTTGAAGCTGCAAAACACTCAAGATTTCACCACTACTCGCTCAATTCTGGTCACCAGCGGGTTTTGCGGGTCTCCAGACACTTCCAGCTTTTCACCATATTTCCGTGGTGCCAGCTTGGACAATAGCCATTTGCGCGTGTCAACCTGCAATTTATGCTTCTGGATGGCTTGCCAATCCTTTTTGCCGTCGCCAGTCTCGGGCACTTCTTTGTCGCTTAGATCCAGCACCTCTTGGGCCATTCGCTCCAGCAAATCTTCTCGCGCACGCGCATAACTGTCGGCAAGTTCAGCATCTTCACCAACCCATCCAATAAAAGTGCTGTGACTTACTCCAGCCGATTCACACGACTTAAACGTGCTTTTCCCGCCCCTCATGCTTTCCAGCACCTTGGCGCATATCTCTTGTTTGTTTTCGCTGTATTTGGATTTACGCATTGTTTTTCCGAAAGAATGGCCAAAAACACCATAGCAACAGCATCCAAGGAATGCCAAACAGACCCAGCATGAACAGACCAATCATGAATCTGTCGGTCATCATTGCAATGCCGCCCAGCAAGATCAGTGCGCCAAGTACCGCATACAACCTAACAATAATCGTCCTGATCATTGCAGTGCCCTTATGGTTTTCTCATGCGCTTTCTGCCACATTTCTTGCCTTTCGAGTTTAGTCAGTTTAACACCTTGGTCTATTTCCCAGTGGCATTTTTGGCATAGCGCGGCCACCAGGTTGTCATCTGCCTTAATTCCCCTGCCTTTGCCGCCGCCCCAATTGCTGTGCGCTGCCTGCACCATCTCACCGCTGCCGCAATGCTGGCAATCAAGCTGTGCTACTTTTTTAAGCAGTGCTTTGTCGCGGACATAGGCGTGTTTAGGAAACATCAATGCCCTTATCTACTGACCAAGCCAGCAAGAATTCAATGAACTCGCTGCTTTCCGCTGTCGTGAATTTGTGGCTTTGCAAACCCAATTGAACAATGCGCTCACCGTCCAGGCTTGGACACACCTTGCCAATCTTGCGGTTTGTGTCGTGCGCCCACTGGTCAATCAATAATCTTTTCCAGTCATCTGCTGTCCAGGTGCTGCCGGCCGACGCCATCTGTTTGGCTATTTTGTCGATCATGCTGTGAAACATCGCGTTTTGTTCCACGCTTCGCTTGCTCTGTTTGATCTCAATCGTCATTCTGTGGCCTGCCATCAGCATTGACTTAAGCATAGGCCAAACGACGGTCATCATTTCTTTGTGGGCCTGGACTGGCTCCCAACACGTTACTTTCATTCTTTTTCCCATCTAAATTTTGATTGGCCTGTAACTTCTTGCCACTCTCTGCCTGGTCGGTTCTGCCATCCTTGATCAGTTCTGCCTTTTAGTTCTGCAATAACTTTCCACCCAGCACCTTTTAATGACGATCCTGATTCTGATTGCAAAGTGTAGGTAACTATTTTTGTCCAACCCAACTCTTTAGCTGCATTCCAACACCGTGCATACAAAAAAGAACAACAGCCTTTTGGCGCATCATCAACAACACAACAACGTATTACTTCAACAGTTTGACCATCATCTAGCGACCTAGACACTGGCCTTGAAACAATTGCAACACCTTTGAATTTCTCACCATCAGAGACACCAACAGCAAAAAGTCCTCCAACTGGTGGTTTGTTGTGCCTATGAAAATTTCTAACAAACTCAATTGCTTCTGTAAGTTTTACAGGTATTGCAACCAGTTTCATTGTTTTTCCTTGATCAAAACGTCAACTCCACCAGTCTCTGCGTATACCTTCGTTGTGTGGATCTCTACTACTTGCGAATCATCCACGTAAACAATGCCGTTCATGCCATCCATGTAGGATTTCACAATGTTGTCTAGGTCTGGCTTCTTACAAGGCCATTCAGAGCCATTTAAACAGGCCTCTGCTCGCTTTTTTGGGTATGACTTAGGCACTGGTAGCCTGACGTAAATAAAAGCGTCTAGCGCCGTTTTAAGCGGTTCACTGCTTCCCATTGCTTGCAGTGCGTAAAACCTGATTTGATCTTCGTAGCTGGCGGTCTTGGCGTCGGTGTAAGTTTTGACAAAGTTTCCCCGTCTGGCAAACCTCGGTCGTCCTTTGCCGTGCGGCTGGCCTGGCACTGTGAACATGATTTGCATCATTTGATTGCCTTAATCCGTTCGATGATCATTGATCGCGATCCCGGAAAATCTTGTTCCAATTCCCGAAAGCGTTGAAGTAGGTACTCGCGGCGTCCATCCTTTAGGGCTTGATCCACACCAGCTAGTGCCATCAGTGCGTATGTCGATATCAATGTCTCCGGTAAGCTCCATGGCTGCGGTAATGTCTGATTCGGAGTGGT